AATTGGTTTATGGAACAATTCTGTGAGGATTGATAGACCTGCTGAAGGCGACCTTATATACCTACCTCTCTCTAATTCTATATTCCAGATTTCTCATGTGGAACACGAACAACCGTTCTATGCCTTGGGCAATCTACCCACATATAAACTGAATTGCGAGTTATTCGAGTATTCTGGTCAGGAAATGGATACTGGTGTTATTGAGGTTGATCAGTTCGAGACTAAGTATTCTGATTACGCAGTATTTGGTATCAATACAGGAACCATAGGAAACTTTCAGGTCCACGAAACTGTTAGACAGGAAACTGGTCTAGTAGATTCTAATAATAACTCTATCTTTGTTACTGGTGAAGTTAGTAAAATTGAATATCCTGTTTCATCTGCCGAGGGTGTAATCTATATCAATGATTCTACTGGTACTGATGGTATCTATAGGCAGTTCGTGATATCTACTACTGCTCCAATTTATCCTCTAGTAGGACAGACAAGTGGTGCTTCATGGAATATATATGCCGATGTCTCTAGCCTTATGGTCGATGGTAAGAAATTGACTGATGCAGAACAACACATCAATGACCCATGGGATAAGGGTCGTGAATTCAAGACAGCCAGTGCTTCTATTATAGATTTCTCCGAATCCAATCCATTTGGGGAACCATAATAATGTTCGAGACACCGTTTTATAATCAGCACATCCGAAAATTGGTATCAGTATTCGGCACCTTGTTCAATGATATTCATGTTCAAAGAACAGATAAGGATGGTAATATTCTTGAAAGGAATAAAGTGCCCTTGGCATACGGTCCTAAACAGAAGTTTATTGCCCGTATAAATGAACAGGCTAATCTAAGTGACCCTAAGATGGCAATCAAATTGCCTCGCATGTCATTTGAGATTATGGACATTTCATATGATACCACGGCAAAATTGAATAAACAAATTAGGGATGCCTACCCACATTCAACAGATTCATATAAACGGAATTATGTTAGGACATTTGCTCCATATAATATATCGTTTCAATTGTCTGTTATGGCAAAGAATATGGATGAGGGATTGCAGATAGTAGAACAAATATTACCGCATTTTCAACCAGATTATACAATAACTATTATAGAGAATAATAACGCTGATCGTAAGACTGATGTTCCCTTTGTTTTAACTGGGGTTTCCCTGGCAGAAGATTATGAAGGTGATTTCGAAGTAAGAAGAACTATTATATATACATTAGACTTCATTACTAAACTAAGATTTTTCCGTGGTATTCAGGAAACTAATGTTATTAAGCATGTGGATGCACAATTTGTTAATCCTACTACACAGATAATGTTCGAGAAATATAATGTGGATGTTGATCCAGATACAGCAAAAAAGGAAGATACAGAGGTCCCTGCATCTCAAACACCTCAGACTGGGCAGTACCGTATAGTTGAAACAATTGACTTTTTTTAATTAGGATGATAAGATTATGGCAAAAGATATTGATAGTGATTACGAATACATTCGTGGGTCACTATATAATTTAAGCGAGAAGGGCAATGAGTCCATTGAATTGATGATGGATCTGGCACGGGAATCAGAACATCCTCGTGCCTTTGAAGTCTTGGGGCAATTGATTAAACAGAATGCCGAGATCACAGAAAAATTGATGGACCTTCAAAGGAATAAACAGAAAATTGAAGAGGCACCATTAAATACAACTGAAAAATTGACACAGAATAATGTATTCATTGGTTCTGCCACTGACCTTCAAAAGTTATTGGCTTCCTCTAATGTTATTGAGCATGAAAAATAATGGAACTCCAGGGTCGTGGTTTTGGATATCTTGGAAATATCAATGTCAAAAAGGACGGTGTATCACATAACTGGTCCCTTGAAGATGTAGATGAATACTCCAAGTGCGTTAAGTCAGCAATATATTTTGCCGAGAAATATGTAAAAATTGTTCACCTTGACTCTGGGTTGATACCATTTAAACTGTATTCTTACCAGAAAAAGATGTTCGAACATTTTGAGAATAATAGATTCTCTATTGTTCTGGCATGTCGGCAGTCAGGAAAATCCATTAGCAGTGTTGTATACCTTCTCTGGTATGCATTATTTCATCCCGATAAGACTATTGCTATTCTAGCAAACAAGGGTGCCACGGCACGGGAAATGTTGGCTCGTGTTACCTTGGCCCTAGAAAATCTTCCATTCTTCCTTCAGGCAGGGTGTAAGGTTCTCAATAAAGGTTCCCTGGAGTTCAGTAATAATTCTCGTATCATTGCTACTGCCACATCAGGGTCATCTATTCGTGGTATGTCTATTTCCCTTTTGTTCCTGGATGAGTTCGCATTCGTAGAGAATGATGGGGAATTTTATACCTCCACTTATCCTGTAATATCATCTGGTAAAACTACTAGGGTAATCATAACCTCTACTGCCAATGGCCTAGGAAATGTGTATCACAAATTATGGGAAGGTGCATCTACTGGCACTAACTCTTACAAGCCATTCAGGGTCGATTGGTTCGATGTCCCGGGTCGTGATGCAGCATGGAAAGAAGAAACAATTGCCAATACATCTGCCTTTCAGTTTGAACAGGAGTTTGGTAATCGGTTTATTGGCGTAAGTAAAACATTGGTATCTGCGGATTGTCTATTGCAATTGAGGGCTATTGACCCAATATATGTCAAGGAAGGTGTCCGTGTATATTATGAACCACAGAAAGCACATAATTATATAATGTTAGTGGATGTAGCACAGGGTCGTGGACAGGATTATTCTACCTTTAATATACTTGATGTAACAGAAGATACATTTGAGCAGGTAGCAGTATACCAGAATAATATAATATCTCCATTACTATTCCCAGAGGTTATAAAGAAATATGCCACTATATATAATATGTGCACAGTGGTTCTGGAGTCCAATGACCAGGGTTCCATGGTAGGGAATGAACTTTACTATGGAATGGAGTATGAAAATACATTTGTTCAATCATATGTAAAGAGAAATGATGTAGGAATCCTGATGACCCGTAAGGTAAAGAGGATTGGGTGCTCAAATATAAAGGATATTATTGAGCAAGGAACCCTGAAAATAAATGATTTAGTGACCATAAATGAATTGACTACCTTTGTATTGAGAGGTGCATCATACGAGGCAGGTGATGGTGCCCATGATGACTTGGTAATGAATCTAGTATTATTTGGATATTTTGTTACCCTCTCGTTCTTTGATGAGATATATGATAAGGATATGAGGACATTGATATATGAGGATCAAATTAGAGAGATAGAACACGATATGATACCATTTGGGCTAGTGGATAATGGATTAGATCCAGTGATTGATGATGAAGTTCCTGTATTATGGTAGTAGAGAATCATTATATTATAAATATTGGTAATTGAGTACTTGTCGTATGATGCTATCATATAAATTTAAATAACCTTGAGGATAAGACATGGGATTTCAAGTTTCGCCTGGTGTACAGGTAAAAGAAATAGATTTAACAAACGTAATCCCTGCGGTATCAACATCAATTGGAGCAATCGCCGGAACATTCCAGTGGGGTCCAGTTGAAGAAATTGTCACTGTAGGGTCAGAAAGAGAACTGGTTGAAATTTTTGGTAAACCAGATTTAGCTACATTTCCACACTTTATTCCAGCAGCTTCATTTTTGAAGTATGGGAATTCACTTAAAGTTGTTCGGTGCCCGACTGCTAATAAGAATGCGTCAACTGGCACCGCCGGTACGTTGGTAAAAAATGAACTTCATTATGACACATTAACATCTGCGACAGGGGATGAATTTTGGGCCAAATATCCCGGGACAATGGGAAATTCGTTGCAGATTCAACTTTGCGGCAGAACAGCATTTGCGGCATGGACTCATGCTGGAGAATTTGATTCTGCACCAGGAACATCAAAGTATGCTTCTGATGTTGGTGGAGTTGATGATGAAATGCATGTGCTTGTAATAGATGAGGATGGAAGTTTTACTGGCACAGCAGGAACTATTTTAGAAGTATTTCCCTTTGTATCACAGGCAAAAGATGCCAAAGCAGAAGATGGGACTAATAATTATTACGTCGATGTATTGAATGATCGGTCTAGATATGTTTGGTTTGCAAAACATGATACTACACTGACAAAAGCTGGTGATGCAGCAGCATCGACTACATTTGTATTTCCGACTTCGGCGGCTATATCTCATTCATTCACTAATGGCACAGATGTAAATGATGCATTGGTGGCTAATATGACGGATGGTTATGATATGTTTCGTGACCCGACATCAGTAGATATTAATTTAATCATTGGTGGTCAGGGTGGTGGGGCATCGGCTACTCCTACTGAAATAGAAGGCAGGGATTTTGCAGACGAAGTTATTAAAATTGCTGAAGATCGAAAAGATGCTGTGGCATTCGTATCACCAGGAACAGATGCAACTGTCGGCGTAACCGCTGCTGCGGCAGTAGTAAATTTGACCACTGATTATGCTGCTCATATCGATTCTTCTTCATATGGAGTAATTGATTCTACAGCAATATATGTTTATGACAAATACAATGATGTTTATCGTTGGGTTACTGCTTCTGGGCATGTTGCAGGATTATGTGCAGGAACAGATTTGGTCGCTGACCCATGGTTCTCACCAGCTGGATTTAATCGTGGACAATTGCATGGTGTTACTAAATTAGCATTCAATCCAAACTTAGCACATAGGGATACCTTGTACAAAGCACGGATAAATCCGATTTGTTCGTTTCCTGGTGAAGGAACTATTCTTTTTGGTGATAAAACTGCACAGTCTAAACCTAGTGCCTTTGATCGCATCAATGTTCGCAGATTGTTCATTGTCCTTGAAAAGGCAATCTCAACTGCAGCTAAGTATATGTTATTCGAGTTTAATGATGAATTTACGAGAGCACAGTTTAGGAATATGGTGGAGCCGTTCTTGCGTGATGTAAAGGGTCGTAGAGGTGTTTACGATTTTCATGTGGTATGTGATGAAACAAATAATACTGGTCAAGTAATTGACGCTAAATCATTTGTTGCAGATATTTATATCAAACCTTCACGGGCCATTAACTTCATGACTTTGAATTTCATCGCCACTCGTACTGGGGTTGAATTTTCTGAACTTGTCGGCCGATAGGAGGAATAAAAAATGGCTAATTTAGGAGTTGATGACTTTAAATCAAAACTTATTGGTGGTGGAGCAAGAACTAACTTGTTTCAGGTTACACCAAACTTTCCAGGGTTTGCTGGTGGTGATGTAGAACTCACATCTTTTATGTGTAAAGCAGCATCGCTTCCTGCATCCACAATCACTAATATTGAAGTTCCATTTCGTGGACGTAAACTCAATATTGCTGGTGATAGGATATTTGAACCATGGACTATTACAATTATTAATGATGGAGCAATGTCTATTCGTTCCGCCTTTGAGAAGTGGATGGATGGTATTAATTCACATACTGAAAATACTGGACTAGCAAATCCGAATGATTACATGGCAGATTTGTATATAGAGCAGTTAGCAAAGGATGGTGATACTATTAAAAGGTATGATATTCGTGGGGCATATCCTAGTGAACTTGCTGCTATTGAAATGTCTTATGAAAATGAAAATATGATTGGTGAATTTACGGTGATTATGAATTATCAGTATTGGACATCTGATTCTACAACATAATTATGTAGGTATATAAATATGGTGGTAGGTCTGGATGACTACCACTATTATTTTAATGAAAAGGCGAAAAATAAATGGCTGAGTTTTTTGGATTTGAAATAAAAAGAAAGGGTAATAAGAAGGACGATTTCGAGAATAAAGGGAAATCGTTTGTCCCACCAGCCGATGAGTCAGGCGGTGTAATAACCGTTGGTGGGCATTATTCTCATTATCTAGATTTATCTGCTGAACAATTAACTGATGATGCATCACAGATAAAAAAATATCGTGAAATTTCTTCTGTTCCTGAATGTGATCAGGCAATATCTGATATTATTACTGGTGCTATTGTAGGTGATACCTCTGAACCAGTGACATTGAATCTCGATAACCTCGACTTATCGGATAAAATTAAGAAGATTTTTTATGAAGAATTTGAAAATGTGCTCAGTATGCTTGGGTTTAATAACTGGGGGCATGAAATATTTCGTAAATGGTATGTTGATGGTAGAATATACTATCATATTATCATTGATGAAAAGAATCCCAAGAAGGGAATCCTTGAATTAAGACCAATTGAATCTACACAGATTACTAAGGTCAAAGAGATTGAAGAAGAACTTGATCCGAAAACCAAAGTAAAAACTATTATTGGTGTAAAGGATTATTATGTATATCATGATCCCGAGCAACATTCCAGTGCAACTGCACTAAAGATTTCTAAAGATTCTATAATCTTTGTTCCTTCTGGTTTACTTTCCCATAAAAAGGATCGTGTAATCGGGCATCTGGACAAAGCTATCAAACCTGCGAATCAACTTCGCATGATGGAAGATGCTCTGCTGATTTATCGTATAGCCAGAGCACCTGAACGTAGAATATTTTACATTGATGTAGGGAACCTTACCAAGGGTAAGGCAGAAGAATACCTTCGTGGTATCATGAATAACTACCGTAACAAGTTAGTATATGATGCGGAGACAGGCGAACTAAAAGACGAAAGAAAGCATCTCAGTATGCTTGAGGACTTCTGGTTGCCTCGTAGAGAGGGTGGCAGAGGAACAGAAATCTCAACCCTACCTGGTGGTCAAAATCTGGGGGAAATTGAAGACATTATATTTTTCCAGAAGAAGTTATATAAATCTCTGAATGTTCCTATTTCTCGATTAGAATCCGAGGCACAGTTTTCTCTTGGACGTAGCACGGAGATAACGAGAGATGAGGTCAAGTTCCAGAAGTTTTTGGACAAGATATGCTCTAAGTTTGGAGATGTTTTTCTTCAGGCACTTAGGACACAATTAATCCTTAAAGGCATTATTGATAAGGATGATTGGGCAGATATTCATGATAAACTGCTAGTACAGTTTAGTGAGGATACATATTTCTCTGAACTGAAAGATGCAGAAATGATTCGTGAAAGAGTCAATACTCTCAGGGAAGTGGACGAGTTCGTGGGTAAATATTACTCCGTGGAGTGGGTTCGTAAGAATATTCTTCTACAGTCAGATGAAGAAATCAAGGAGATTGATAAGGACATCAAGAAGGAAAAGATAAAGTATCCTGATGATGAATTTGGTGATGATGATGATGGCGGTTCAGAAGATCCTTCTAGACCAGAACCTCCTGCTCCGAAACCAGAAGAACCTGAAGATGATAGAGATGATGATGAGGAAGAAGAGTAGTAGAAAAACACTTTTTTATAAATAACTATACTGAGAAAATATAATGGATAATATTAAGAATTTAATATCGAATATTCATAATGACGATAAAGTGGCAAGTGCTGACTGGTTTAAGTCGGTTATGAACGATAAAGTTGCGGATGCGTTTGGTTCACAAATGTCCACAGTAGCAACTACAATGATGAAAGGGAAACCTGAACAAACACAGGAAAAAGAATAGTAATATGAAATTAATCACAGAATTTAATCAAGAAGATTTATCATATATTACTGAAGGTAAGGGCAAGGCAAAGAACACTTTTATTCAAGGTGTCTTTATGCAGTCTGAGTCCAAGAATAGAAATGGGCGAATGTATCCCAAGACAGTTATGGAATCTGCTGTAAATAAATACATTAAAGAACAAGTATCCAAGGGTCGTGCCGTAGGTGAGTTAAATCATCCTGATGGTCCTACGATTAATTTGGATAAGGTTTCACACCGCATTACTAGCCTCAAATTTGAGGGTAATAATGTCGTTGGAAGAGCACTGGTATTGAATACGCCAATGGGTAAGGTCGTTAAAGGTCTTATTGAGGGTGGGGTTCAATTGGGTGTTTCAAGTCGTGGTATGGGAAGTCTTGAGACTAAGAAAGATATGAGTGTTGTTAAGGATGATTATCATCTAGCAACAATCGACATAGTTCAAGATCCGTCTGCTCCAGAAGCTTTTGTTAATGGGATATTGGAAGGGGTTGAATGGGTTTGGGATAATGGTATTTTGAAGGCTCAA